GGCATTCGCGAGCAAAACCTGCAGATGGGAGCTAGAACAGCGGGGAAAGCGGCAGAACTCAAGCCGTTCACAGTCGAACATCTACAACAGTGGGTCGAAACCAATGAGCTCACGATCGAGGATGGTTCCGACTGGATTCTGGAGCCTTTCCACCTTCTGCTTGCTGCCGACATCTTTGCTGGCTACCGCGAGCTCTGGGCGCTAGTCCCGGAAGGGAACACGAAGACAACTTTCTTCGGTGGCATTGCTCTTTATGCCGCTGACCATTCTCGCTCACCTTGGATTCCAATTGCGGCCGCTTCTAGGGACCAGGCCGAGATCATGTTTGGCCAGGCGGGTGGGTTCGTGGAACGTTCCCAGAAGATGAAGAAGCGCTTTCGCGTCTATGAGGGTTATCGCAAGATCAAGCAGCTTCAGAACGGTGGGCGCGGGATCAAGGTCTACGCTGCCGATGCCGGGACGGGTGACGGTGTGATTCCTTATCCCATTGCTCTGGTCGATGAGCCTCACCGGGCCAAGGACATGGGGCTCTATCGGCTCTGGAAGGGAAAGTTGAGCAAGCGCGGAGCTCAGATCGCGACCATGTCGACGGCCGGCGAGCCTGGGTCCGAATTCGAGCTGATGCGAGAGCGGATTCGCCAGATGGCCGATCGTCGTGATCTCGAGGGCTGTCATTTGAGAGCCGAGGGTAAGAATCTCGTCTATCACGAGTGGATGGTGTCCAAGGTCGAACTGGCTGAAGACCTCGAGATCGTCAAACAGGCCAACCCGTTTTCCGGAATCACAATCGAGAAGCTACGCGAGAAGCGCGATTCTCCGACTCTTGATTACGGGACCGACTGGCTCCGCTTTACCTGCAACATCCCCACGCGATCTTCCAATGCCGCCATTCCGGAGAAGGATTGGGATGCTTGTGAAACTGAGGAGCGTATTCCTGCTGGAGTTCCTGTCATGGTCGGCGCCGACTTCGCTTTTCTCGAGGATACAACCTCGATTGTTCCTCTTTGGCAGGGTCCTAAGTTTCGTCTCTTCGGGGGTCCTTACATTCTTGAGCCGCCTAGGGACGGACAGACGATGTTGGACATCGACGAGATCAAGGATGCTTTCAAAGAGCTTCACGAGCGCAACCCGATCAAGATGGTGGTTATGGACCGGGCTCGTGCCGAGGACATTGCTCAGTGGCTTTCCAAGGACCTTCAGGTCAATGTCGTAGCTCGCCCGCAGACGAATGAGTGGGCGTCCAAGGATTACGAAGCGATGATGAAGGGTTTGCGGGAGCGGACCGTTCGCCATACCGGCGACCGTGGTTTTCGCCAGCATGCTCTCGACGCGATCAGCGCCAGGGTACTCGGTGACAAGCGCCGTTTCGACCGTCCTCGAACGATTCGCAAGGCTGGTCAGGATCGCAGAAGGATTGTCATTGATGCTCTTACCGCTGCGGCTATGGTGCTCGCCACCGTAGAAGAAAATCCTCCTTCGATCTACGAGACACGCGGCGTCGTGGCTTTGGATATGGCAGCCGCTTAAAGGAGTGATGCCTCGTGCCTTCCGCACCTGAGTTACCCGTCGGGCGCCTCTTTCACGGGGCGCTCGGCGCTCCTAGCCGATAAACGCGGTATGCCCTCGTACGAGGAGATCGCTGGCTCCGGGCGATTGCAGGTAACAAGTCGAAGCGCTCTCAAGCAGGCCGAAGAGTTTCGCTCTGCTACCTCGACGCTAGCGAATCCCTCCTCATTGCTGATGGAGGCTTTTTCTAGCGGGCCCACTTCGGCAGGGCAGAGAGTCACGACGGACAAAGCTCTTGGTCTTTCTGGTGTCTGGTCGGCGGTAACGCTTGTCTCCGAGACACTAGGGATGCTGCCGCTGAAGGTCTACCGCACGGACGATAACGGGGATCCGCTTGAGGCTAACAAGCACCGGGCTTGGAGGATGTTGCACGATCGTCCCAATGAGGTCACGCCGGCACACCGTTTCTGGGCGACCGTAGCTACTCACTTGCTTCTGTGGGGGAATGCTTACCTCGTTAAGGAACGAGATGAGGTCGAAGGACTCGTCGATCAGCTTTGGATCGAGCCTCCCGATGGGATGGAGGTTTATATCGACCAGAGTACTCGGCAAAAAGTCTTCAAGAAGGAGACCAACAAAGGACGGAAAGTCTGGACCTCCGATCGTATGGCTCACATCATGGGTCCATCAACCAATGGGCTTCTCGGTCTTAGCCCGATTACTGTCTGTCGCCAGGCTTTCGGCATTGCTCTTGCTCGTGAGGAGTTCGAGGGAACCTTTTACGGGCGTGGAGCAACGATGCGAGGTCTTATCAGGCATCCAAGGCTGATCGGGCCAGATGCGGCTAAGAATCTACGTGATTCGATGGGGGCTATCTATGGTGGGTCAAAGAACGCTCATCAGTTTGGTGTACTTGAGGAAGATGCTGAATTTCAGTCTCTCTCCATGCCTTTGAGCGATCTCGAGTTTGTTGCTTCCAAACAACTCACCGCGACGGAGATCGCCACCATGTTCCGGATCCCGCCGGCTTACTTGGGTGGTTCAACTGGAGACTCCCTCACTTACGCGACGGTGGAATCGAACAAGACTCACTTTGCCACCTTCGCTGTAGCGCCTTGGGCGAATGCGATTGCCTCCACTCTTTCCCAGGACGCCGCCATCTTCCCTCAGCAGAACACCTTTTATGCTGAGTTCGTTCAGGAAGGTCTTTTGCGGGCAGATACGAAGGCGCGAGCTGAGTATTTCAAGGAGGCTCTCGATCCCGCTCACGGCTGGATGACGCGCCAGGAAGTCCGCAAGCGCGAGAACCTTTCCGAGCGCGACGACGAACCACCGGAACCAGCGCCAGAGACTAATGGCGCGGTTCCACCTGAGCTCGTAGAAAACGCTAAAGCACTCGCGGACGCAACGAACGAGTCTTAGCCGATAAGCAGGGCGTATGCCCTATGTGGTTGAGCATCGTGACTCCACGGATGCGGAAGCCTGTCCGGTTGAAAGGCCGTGGGGTGTCTATAGCCAAAACGAAGAGGACGGGTCTGGGGTCGGTTCTCCACATGGTTGTCACGAGTCTGAGGACAAGGCGAAGAAACAGCAGGCTGCTCTTTATGTTGCACTTGAGAAAGAGCAACGAAGTCTTAGTGCGGCTGAGCAGGCGGCCTTCGATGCTTACAATCGCCAACCCCAGCTTCGTTCGGCGTCTTTTGAGCCGACGGACATCGCTGACGATGGTTCGTGGTTTGAGGGTTATGCGGCCGTCTTTGATGAGATCGCCACGTATGAGATTGCCGGTGTTGGCCCAGTTGACGAAGAGGTTCGACGCGGGGCGTTTCGCCGTGTCCTTTCGGATCAAAAACAGGCCATCCCGATGCTCTATCACCATCTGCAGGAGCATCCTCCTCTTGCAACAACCACGGGTGGAACACTTCTGCTCGAGGAAAGGGCAAAAGGGTTTTGGACGCGGGCGAACGTTGCGCGTACCTACATCGGTGATGCAGTACGCGAGCTTGTAAAGCGCGGAGACATTCCCGGTATGTCCTGGGGATTCGAAGCTCCGGGCCGAAACTACAACCAGATTGAGCGCCGTGGAGGAAGGCTCCACCGGACGATCATCGGGTTCCAAAAGATTCTGGACGTCTCCCCTACATGGGACGTGACGTATCGCGGAACGACGGCCGAGTTCCGGTCACGGACGTTCGGATTGGCTATTCCCCCTGAGTTGACGGAGCAGATCGCTGCGGGTGTGCCCGTGTTGCAGCGCGGCGATCAGGCCGAAGACTCGTCTGACGGGCAGGAGGAAAGCCGGAGCGGTTCTGGGGCAACCCTGTCGGTTGCAGCAAGGAAACGCGCTCTTGATCTGTTCATCGCTGAGACAGGAGGAGATGATGCGTAGAGACGATATCACCTCCCTCAAGGAACAGCGGGCGCACATCCTGAGCGATATGCAGGGGATGACTGCTTCTGCCGAGGGGGAGGGTCGAGACTTCAGCGCCGAAGAGGCGCAGGAGTTCGACAAGAAGATGGAGGAGTTTCGTTCGCTGACTGATCGCTGGAAGCGGGCGGAGGACCTCTACAACAAGGAGAAGGAAGTCAAGACTGCACTCGAGCAGCCGATCGATTTCAAGATCGAGTCTGACGAGGTTCCGATGACTCTGTCGGAGTATCGCTCCAAGACAGTCGGTCAGCGGGTGCAGGATTCGGCCGAGTTCAGGGCGGCTTGGTATCACAGCATGTCGGTCGCCAAGCTGAATGAGCTCGATATCGAAGAGATGCGCGTTCTCTCCAAGGCTTCGGCCGGCGCGGGTCTCAACCTCGTTCCAACTTCTTTCCGGGACGAGATCATCAACATCCTCCGCTTTACCGGGCCGTTCAACCAGCTCGCGGAGGAGATTGTTACGGATTCGGGCGAGACGCTTCAGGTACCGTCTG